ATATTAAATAAAAGGGAGTTAATATGTTATATACAATTTATCAAGTAAACCAAAATAGAACAGCATTTGAAGATGCAGGTGGAAGATTATTCAGTGGACATAAACATTGGAATCCAGAACTATTTGGTTTTTATTCTAAAGTATGTGAAGTAGACGGAAGATTCTGTGGACTTACACAAGGAGATGGTATTGATTATACTATAACTAGTAAAGAAGAAGTATTCTCAATACTAAATCAATGTTATCTTGATGAAGAAACTGGTGAAGATATTGTGTTTGAAAAGCATGTTTCAGGTTACGAAATGAAAACAGTTACTCGCAAAGACGGTGAAGTTGTTACATTTAGAAATATGCATTCCTTATCAGTAGGAGATATTGTTGCTGAAGTACCACAAATAGGATATGAAGTAATGAGTATTGAAGACATTGAACCTAGTGTAAAATACTTTATAGTTGATAGTTTTGGTTTCAAAGACATTACAGAATCATTAGAAGATATTGATTTAGCATCAGTTAAACTGGAGACAGCATAATGGCACAGAAGCCAATGGCTAGTGACTACCCACTTACATCAAGTAGTGGGTTAAAGTCCTACATACAAGATATGAAATCGTATGATATTGCAATGGGTAAAAATCCTAATAAACGTAATTTACACAATTATAAAGAACTAGGAATTTATTGTATTCAGGATTTATTAGAACATAGAGAACAGAATCCTTGGAGTCGTGTAGATCTATGATGAACGATTTTACATTATTAGAAGTAGCAACAATTAATGCTGATCTTACAATGTCTGATTATATGGAAGATAGAGCATATAATGTTAAAAAAAGAGTCTTACAAGGTGAACCCTTATGTGTTATGGCAGTAAAGGATAGTAACATAGATATAGCAACTTTTTATGAATATTGTGACATAAAAGTGGTAGAAAACACTTGACAAATTGTGCTTTCTTGCTATAATATATGTATAGTTTAAATAAAAAGGGAGTTAAATTATGCAAAACTTAAACACAACAAACCAAAGCAAGGACAAAATTACAGCACCATTAGGATACTGGATTGGTACTTTAACTTGCTATAATGCAAACAACGAATCTAGTGCTAATATCCAACTTACAGCACTTGAAGAAATGTGGTATACACACGAAGAGAACATAGACCACCCAGAAGGTAGTGAATACCCTGTAAGTATAAATGTTCCTCATATGAAAGTAATGAGAGATAGAGTTTTTGATAGTGTGTTAAACAGAACTGGTATTAATGTTAGAGATTTTGATAGTATTATACATGCTTCAACATCACCAGGTAGAGATAAAGATGGTAACATTATGGACCATGCAGGTTCAAATTTAGTGAGGAATGTTTAATGAATCCTTGGAATATTATACAAAAACTGGAAACAGATAACAGCAGACTTTTTAAAGAAGGTGTTGTTGCTGATCATATCGCTGATGCAGACTTTAGACAGGGTTTGCAATGGGCACTTAATCCTTTAGTTACATTTGGTGTACAACAAGTTCCTGTCAGTGAGACAGATGGTAAAGGCATTACTAATGCAGACTTTTATGTACTTGCTGAAGGCTTGTATGAAAGAGAATTAACTGGTCATGCGGCTAGAGATGCCATTATAGACTTATGCGACTTAGCAACAAACGAACAATGGAACGATTGGTATAGAAGAATACTACTAAAAGACCTACGTTGTGGTGTTAGTGTTGGTACAGTTAATGGTGTACAAAAAGGCACAGTTCCAATCTTTGGTTGTATGTTAGCACATGATGGTGCTAAACACCCTAAGAAAATTAAAGGTGCTTGTTCAGTTGAATACAAGTATGATGGTGTAAGAGTTATTGCTATTGTGCAAAAAGGTAGTGCTACATTATATTCACGTAATGGTAAAATACTTCCTAACTTCAACTTAATTGAAGAGGCACTTAGTAAGCCTGAATACAATGGATTAGTATTTGATGGTGAAGTTATGTCAGAGGATTTCCAAACACTAATGAAGCAAGTACACAGGAAGTCTGGTGCTAACACTGAAGATGCATTCTTGGCACTATTTGATATGCTAACACTTGAAGAGTTTGAAGCAGGTGGTACTAGTATTAATTCAGTTGATAGACGTAAACGTATGATTGATACTGTTATCGAGGATAGCAAAATTAAAGTTGTTGACGCATTTAGTGTAGACTTTGATACTGAAGAAGGCCAAGCAGAGTTTGATAAACTTAACAAACATGCTCTTGCAGAAGGCTATGAAGGACTTATGATTAAGCCTGATAGTGAAGGGTACAAATGTAAACGTTCACATGCTTGGTTAAAGGTCAAACCTTTTATTGAAGTTACACTTAAAGTTGTATCACTTGAAGAGGGTACAGGTAAGAACGAAGGCATGTTAGGTGCTCTTGTAGTAGAGGGCGAAGATGATGGTAAGTTCTTCCATGTAAATGTTGGTAGTGGTCTTAGTGACGACATGCGTAAAGACGTTTGGGCGGCACAAGATAAAGTTATAGGACAACTTGTTGAAGTTAGAGCTGATGCGGCCACTATAGGACAAGACAGCGACACTTGGAGTCTTAGGTTCCCAAGGTTTAAAACATTTAGAGGTTTTGAACTAGGCGAAAAAATCTAAGTATAAATAATTAAGTGGGCCAATATACAGATAAAATTAATGCTATAGCAGAAGATTTTGCTACACTAGAGTACTATGAAAAAATTAGTGCTCTAGAAGGTAGAGATGGAATGCTTATATTACATTACCACCATGGCGGCAAAACTATAACCTCACGAAAAGACACACAATATGAAGAATATAAAGTAAAAGAAGGTGAGACTTTAATTTTACCTCCAACAGATCAGGACTATGTGGCACTTAAAGAACGATATACTCAGGAATCATGGGGCGACAAAATAGGAAAGTTTTGGAAAAAAATAACTAATAGAAAAGTAAACTTTAATAATTATGATTGACAATAATTAAAAAGGTGTTATAATAACTTTAAAAAAGGAACAAATGTCAGAGAAAAAATTTAGGACGGAAATTACAGAAGAACAAGAACAAGTAGATGTTCAGTCTGTATGTAATAATTTAGATATTGGAAGATATCAATTAATAGAACTTGCGGCTTATGTGGCTAGGACTTTAAATTTAAGACCACATGATGCTATGAAAAAACTTTTAGAAGTAGAAGATTTAGATGAGTTCATTAAAAGTCTTAAAGATAAAGAACTCACTAGAGAGTTTAGGCAAAGGTTTTGAGCAGGCACGAGTGGTATTGCGTAAATTGGGTTGGACATAGTCCTGTAAACTCCCTAAGTGTACCGCCTGCTCTAATTTGCTCCGTTCGTCTAGAGGCCTAGGACACCGGGTTTTCATCTCGGCAACAGGGGTTCGACTCCCCTACGGAGTACCAGTTAAAGGACTAATAGAAATCATAGATTAGTTTTTTAAGTGCAACTTTTCCCAGGTGCCTGGGTGTTTACTGCACGTTAATACTTAGAACAAAATTTGCAGTCAAGCCGTGCGACTTAAACCAATGAGAGACGACGAGCGAACCTCCACTAAATTGATATGACAAGGGTGGAGGTTTTTTACTTGACAAACATAACAAAGGCTGTATAATATATTAATGATTACTATAAGTATAAATGGTAGAATTAAAAATAAAAAGAAAGTTACTACTTATACTTTAGACATCCTACATGACTTACTACCTCGTGTAAGAAGAAATGTAGAAGTTGATATTAATATAGTAACTAGATGTGAGCATGATCATTATGGATTATGTTCAGGAGATAAGGACGGTGCTGAAATAGAACTAGCACGTGGTGATAAGGATAGATTGTTTACTTTAAAGGAAATGATGTTAAACTTAGCACATGAATTAGTTCATGCCAAGCAATTTATTAAAGGTGAATTACATTTAAATCACAGTAAAAAACCTTATAGTGAAACACCTTGGGAAAAGGAAGCATACTTATTAGAAGATAAACTTTTAAATAAACATTGGAAATAAATGGCAATATATAAAAAAACAACATCAATTGTACCTACTAGAAAGAGTACCTCTCAGGGAAGTGGTGGACGTGGAAGACGTGTTAAAGTAGCAATGTCTACAATGAATAAACACAAAAAACGTTCTCATAAGAAATACAAAGGTCAAGGAAGATAAATTTACTTGATTGGGAATATTGTTCTCCTAATACAATTAATTTACCCAATCATCGCTCCGTAGTAAATCTGCGGAGCAACTTTTATAAATACTAATATGTTAGAACCAGAAGATAAATGGCTATGCCAACTAGTACAAGCGGATCATCCAGCACTTCATAGACCTGCAGATATAGACCCGTTTAGTTTTAAATGTGATTGGTCTCAAAGAGAGGTTGACATGTTTAAACTTATGCGAGATAGACACGGCATAGGATTAGCCAGTCCACAAATAGGAAATAGTTATAACATGTTTGTTATGAATATGGAAGGTTCAGGTGATGTAGGTGTATACAATCCTCAAATATTAGAGTTCAGTGAAGAGGAAGTTAGTATGGAAGAAGGGTGTCTTTCCTTTCCCATGTTATATATACATGTAACAAGACCAGCAAAAGTAAAAGTAAAATATACATTATATGATGGTATAACAGAAGTAGAAGGTTGGTTAGATGGCATGGACGCAAGATGCTTTCAACATGAGTTCGAACATTTACAAGGTGAACTATTCGTAAATAAAGTCAGTAAGTTTAAATTAGATCGAGCCATAAAAAAACGAGATAAAATTTTTAAAGAGTTAGACCGTAGGCTACAAGCCAAATGATTGATTATCCTTTTTGGGTCAATAACTTTGATAGGGTTAAAGACCATCGTTTAACACATCCTGAAGTAGCAAAAATATTTGAACATCCTGTAGCATTCTGGTATGGTGCTAAGAAAAATAAAAATGCTTATTCTAAACTTACACAAAGTTTACAAAGACTTTTAAAAAGAACACTACCAGGACTTCCCTATTTTGTAATATACAACTTACCTCAAAGAGACTTAGGACATTACAGTAAAGGTGGAGCAGGATCAAGTACAGATTATATGTTGTTTCTTAACGAATTCTGTCAAGGAATAAAAGGACATAAACCTATAATTATATACGAACCTGATGCATTACCGCATACTACACAAATGGAACCAATTCAAGCAGAATATAGATTAAACTTAATGAAGGAAGGATTAAGTCTACTTACAAGTGAAAGTGATGCATTAGTTTATGTAGATATTGGACATAGTAATTGGTTAGACCCTAAAGAAGCCGCTGGACTGATTAAGAGCGTGTCTAACGACAAAGTAAGAGGGTTTAGTGTTAATGTAAGTAATTATAGATCTACATTAGAATCAGCCAAATGGGCAAATAAAATATGTGAATACAGACCTATGGATCAATATGTGATAGACACTAGTCGTAATGGTAATGGTCCACATGGTAACGATTGGTGTAATCCTCCTGGAAGAGCACTAGGCGAGCCACCTACATGCGATACAGGATTACAAAAATGTGATGCATTCTTATGGATTAAGATACCAGGTGAGTCTGACGGAACAGGAAACGGTGGACCTAGAGCAGGAAGATTTTGGGGAGATATGGCTTCAGAGTTGGTAAATAATTCACATGATTTATAACAATGTACAAGAACCTTTTGAACATTTAATTATATCTAATTTTCTAACATCTGAAGAATCTAAATTCCTTTATAATAGTTGCTGTAATAAAATAAACGAACAAAAATATACTGATAGAAGTCTATTTGATTTAGATGATATACAAACATCAGTAGGACTATTTGGTGTTGACGTAACAAATGAATTAGAAGATAAAATTTTTAATCAACTTTATGATATATCAACAGATCTAGGTTTTTCTAATAAAGAATGGAAATGGGTTGGTGGACTAAATGTTACTAATCCAGATTTATACTTAGGACCTCATACAGACGAATATGAATATGTGAGGCAATCAAATCCAAATGCTGGCATTCTTAAGGTATTAATTTATTTAGGTGATAATAAACAAGACTATAGTGGCTGGGGTACTAGACTATATAATGGTAAAGATAAAAATAAAAACTTTGTAAAGGAAGTAGAGTTTATACCAGGTACAGCATTATTATTTAAAGCAACAAACAAAAGTTATCATGGTACTGAATTCCCTAACGGAATTAATAGTTATAGATTTATATTTGGGGCAGAATTAACTGATATAACATGACAACTAAACAACTAGAACAATACGTTACAGAAAAGTACGATAAAGAAATGCTTATTTGGGAAATGCTTTTAGATAATAACAGGACAAATTCGTATATAAAGTATATAAAAGAAAATGTAAAAGGTAAAGTTGTAGTAGAATGTGGAACAGGTACAGGTTTCTTTTCTTGGTTATCAGCAAAGTATGGAGCCAAAAAAGTATATAGTTGTGAACAAAGTATTAATTTATTTAATAAACTTAAAGAAAGATTCAACTCAATAGAGGAAATTGAGGTAGTTCATTGTGATGTATTTTCTGATGACTTGCCTAAAGGCGATATATACTTGCATGAATTATTTGGACATTGTGCTTTAGGTGAGGGTATTATGTTATTTTTACTTAATTGCAAACGACAAAATATAGAAAATATACAACCTAGATTTTTAAATTTAGTATCTTGTAATTTAAAGGATAATTTTTTAAATAAAGTTCCAGTTACTAAAGAAACATATGATGCATCAGATTTAGATTACGATTTAAAGCAGTTTTTTGATATTAATAATAAAGAGATAGATCCTAATAGTTTATTGTTTAACAACGAATATAATATAGATCTACTTAGTAATAAAGAAATGTTTAGTGGGGATATATTTAAATTATTAGACTTAGATTACAAAACAAACTCTAATACATCTTATACTTATTTTGAAGCAGGGTTTAGTTTAGATAATTTTTATTCAAGTTTTGCAAAGAAACAAAACCATTGGGAAATAGATAAGCAACAAACTGTTGGTTATACGAATGTCAGTAGATTATTTTTAAAGGATATTAACTTACGCCGCTAGGGTCTTCGTTATCCATAACTTCTGGACTTGCTTGTACATCATCTCCTCTAGGAGCATTAAGTTCAGCATCTAAATAGTTTTTAGCACCTTCTAAATATTCGTGTGCCTTTACGATCTTTGCTTGCCACCAGTGAGGGAAATCACTATCTGGTAAGTCTTTTAACATCTTGTGAACATCCATAGCATTTCTACCAATTAGGTATAACTCTTTAGATATCATTCCTCTTTCATTATCAATATGACCAATTGCGGCTTTCTTAGTCTCACCTTCGCCTGTGTCTGATCTATAATCAACTCCAGGTTCACCGTCACCTTCTGAAACTATACCTGCTAATTTTTGTAATCTATCTATTTCGCTCATATTAACTACACCCACATGATGCACATGCTTTTAATACATGTTTTGTTTTACCGCATTTAGGACAATCTTCTGATTCATCTTCATTTAATTCTAGTCCTGCTAACTTTTTAAGTTCTTCTAATGCTTGATCAAAAGCATTTCTAGATGTTGCTTCAACAGATTCTTCGTAGTCTGCATCTGCAGGTTCCATGCCGTCAGCGGCATCTTGGCTAACCTCATGTGCGGCTGGTATTAATACTTCTTCTCTGTACCTGTCAAACATTTCTTCATAGTTATCTTTGTGTAAAAAGTCTGGAGAAATATGATCTTGTATATCATCAATTATGTCTTCTTCTTTTTGTCCCACATAAGCCATAAGTTCATCGTCATCCATATTGTTTATAGAACCTTCGCCTGAATCTTCACTGCTTTCTTCAACACCTTCGTCTTTCTTATTCTTACCTACATATTTTTTATATGCCGCTTCATGATCATCTATTTCTTCTTGTGAAGGCTCATTTGGATCGTCATCAAATTTAACATATCCATCACCATCACAATGATCACAGTCTTCATCTTTTCCATCACAATGATAACAATCGCCACCTTCTTCTATGTGTGCTTCTTCGTCTTCTAATATATAGTCACCATGTTCATGTTTTTTAACATTAGACATTTTAGATATTGCATCTTCACATTCGTCTTCAGAATATCCTGCTTTCTTACAAGCATCAACTAGAGCACCTTTTCCAGCCGCTCCGCCTTCTTTTTCTAATGTTTTACGAATACAGTCTTCAACAGACTCTTTATCTTCCTCTATACCATAATCATCTCTGATATCTGATAAGTCTAAACTTTCTTCTTTAGTGCCTTCCAATTCATCGTAAGTAGGACTATCGTCGCCTGCTTCTAGTTCCATTTTATCAATAGCAAGTTTAACAATTTTAATTGCAAATGCTCTGTCGTCGTCTTTAAGATCCTTAAGATCTCCGTCTCTACCTAAGTTATCAATAACTTGACTTAACTTAGTACTTACTGCAAGACCGTTGTCATCTGCTGGGGATATTCTTTCGTTAATTTCAGAAAGTAGAGATAAAGGTGCTTTAAGTAGAACTTTTATAAACTCTTCCTTTTTGACCTCAGGGTCATTAACATCAGAACCTTCTGGGAATCTGTTTGCTATGCTCATATAAGAACTGCTCTTACTTGGGGGAGTAAACTTAATGTCTTTTAAGTTCATTGGAGTTTCAAACTCAACCGGAGCGTCTTCAGATACTTCTAGTCCTGCTAATTTTTTTAATGTATCTAGGCTTTCTTTCATTTTATTACCTGCTATTTTTTTATAAACCAAATTAAATAATGATTCATTATAATTTTTAAATTGCTTATTAAAAATTGCTTTTGCAGATTGCTCATCAGGAGCATTCTTCATTGCATTTCTAAAAGCACTTGCACTTGCAATCTCTTCTTCATCAGATTCAATATTAGGTACATTGTAGATATACCCTCTCTCAGTCATAGGGACAGGATTATCTGCGTCATATGTATTTATCATCTGATAATAATATGGCTCACCGTTTTTCTTCATATTTAATCCGGTTTTATCATCTATATTATCAAATGTAAATCGTTCTTTGTCTTTTTCACCTACAGCAAATATTACTACTTTGTTTTCCTGATCAGGTATATCATAGAAAGTATGTACATAAGGACTTCTTGCAAAAAGAACATTATTAGAATCAATGCCATGTCCTTGTGCTATTATCTGCTTTTCTTTAAAATTAAAAGGAGACTTATCTTCGTCAGTCTTATCAGATGTACCAATATAAACTTCCGCATTAGGAAATTTTGCCTGTAGTCTATCAAATACTTCCGCATGATGAGACAGCATAGGCTGGAAACGTCCTGGATATATAACTATTTGCTTCATACTACTATTTATCAGTATGGGCGCCAGAGACTAAGTTCTCCTATTTCTATATGTTGTGGTAGTTTGATTGCGTATGCAATCTGTTCTGCACATTCTGGTGCAGTAAGTTTATTTGCGGTTACTTTTTTAGTCATTTTAGTGTCAACCCATCCTGGATTAACATTTATCATCCTACACTTTCTACTTCCATTAAACATTAGTAAAAGTGCTTGATGTGATAGTGCGGCCTTATGTGCTGAATACCCTGACTCATTTCCACTGATGCCTGGATATTTACTTAAACTGGAAACGTTTACAATAGTTTTTGTTTCGTCTCTTTTCCAAAAATTCCATAGTGTATTTAAAATATGTACCTGTGATATACCTGCATAAGCATTGTTAATAAAGACATCACAATCAATTGACTCTTGCACTACTTGTTCCATTATCCTTACTTTACCGATATCGTAACCATTAGTACGGCTAAAACATACTACTTCATTATCTACTGATAGTATGTCGTATAAGGCTTTACCTATTCCGCTAGTGTGTCCTGTTAGTGCTATCTTCATATCTTACTCCGACTATATGCCATCTTGGTTCCGAGCCGTGGTTAACTGCTGTATGGAAGTCAGTAGTATTTATTTCGTAAATATTTCCTGCCTTTAAATTATGATATGTAACATTTACACTATTATTGTCTTTAGGATGTTTATCGTAAAACATTAGATAGGCATGGTCGTTTGTAATGACGGGTATATGTATTCTTAAATTTTTAATATTATCTGAACCAGTACCATCTCTGTGTATAGTGTATATAGATCTAGGATTAATTTTCATTAATCTCCATCTATAATAATTTTTATATTCAAAAATTAATTTTTCTATAGATGTGTTTTTAAAATACTTATTAACTTTACTATAAATATATTCAGGATATTCTAGGTCAAATATTTTCCCTACACTACATTGCCAGTCATCTTTTCCTGTATGTGAAGTTAAACTAATTTGATCATGATGCCATAAGTCTAACTCTGTTAGAAAGTTATCTATATCTTTTTGTATATTACTTGGGTCAAAGTTTTCTTTGATTAGTTTTACATATTGGTCCATATGTATTACTTATTTGTTTTTCTTTTTACGTTTCTTCTTTTTAGGTGGGAGACTGAACATGTTGTCAAATCTATGATTACGAGCATCCACATAGTCTTGTGGTTTATCGTATACTTTTTTGGGAGTTTTAAATTCTGTAATTTCTTTAATTGTCACGATGTTCTTCTAACTTAACACCGTAAACAATTTTTGCAACTTGTTTTATAGCATCAGCGAATTCTGTATCTCTACTTTCTAGTTCTGCATATAATTCTGGTGCCGTCATTTCAGACCATTTATTAGGATCGCCCAATGCCTTTGCTAACATTTTGCTTACATCTGCTTCGTTTGAATCCATATCCTCTTCTACAGTCCAATTACTTACGCCTTTACCTTGATAATCGCCTTTAATACCACCTGCTTTTTCTGTATATTCATCTTGGACTTTAACGCCTGCTTGCCAGTAGTCACGTTCTGTTGTGCCTGGATTATCTTTTAACCAAAGTTTCTTTGCTCGGTGAGCTAGGTAGTATCCATCTAGATTTTCTTCTAAATCTTCTTCGCCATGGTCTTTCCAATCTGCATTGTCTACTGTATCTTCAGCATGTCTTTGAATAATTTCATCTCTGTCATCATCCATATGCAAGTTTAAGTCTATGCTAATCTCAGTCATTTCTTGATCTAGTTCTTCCATTGATAAACCACATGCTTTTGCGTATGCTTCTTCGCCACCTTTATGTAGGGCATCCATTAATTCATCGTATGCTTCTTCTTCACGACTTTGTTCTGCACTTACGTCAAAACTTTCATTTGGAAAAGCCATTTCTTTTGCTTTTGCAATTAACGAACTTCTTTGTGCTCTACCCATGTGCGGATAGTCTGCCTGCATTTGTTGATATGCTTGTCTAGGATCATCCATGTTTTTCATCATGTTGGCTAATCCTTTTATAACTTCTTCGTCACCTGGATAATTGTCTTTAGCACTTTGTCGTTGTGCTTGACGTTCATCATGATCTTGTATTTCTTTCCAACTTACATCGTCACCATTGTATGTTAAAATACCATCGTCACAACCGTAGTTGCCAAACCCATAACAGTCTTCATCATCTTCTACATTAGGACATTCTGGGCAATGGCCATCTTTAACATACATTGCTTCAACATTACTACTTCGTTCTAATGCATCCTGTAAATCGTTGTATGCTTGACGTCTTTCTTCAGCATCATAATAAGCATCTGGCTCACCAATCATCATGTCGCCTTTTTCGCCTAACTGTTGCTTAATGTCTTTCTTTGCATCTTTTCTGTCATAGTCTTTAGGTGACTTATGAGCACCGGCACCACTCTTATTACGAGAGTGTTTTGCAACTGGATTTACTTGTTTAGGAGAATTCTTACCCTCAACTGCCATACTTTCTAACTCACCCAAGAAGGCCATAACTGCATCTTCTTCGCGAGTATGTTCTGCTTTAGTAGGTAAGAAATCTCTTTCTACATCATTTTTTTTAAAGCCTAGTTGATTTTCTATATACCTATACAGCATAGGTAACCCACCAGAATTGTAGGCACTCACACCTTTATCAATAAATTCACCTTGAGATGAATAATTTTGAATTTGATTTAAAGGTTTTTGCTGTTCAAATAAGTCATATAATTTCATACAACTATTTATCTATTTTATGACTTTGGTACCATAATTATTTTTACACCACGTCTTTGTAATTCATTGCGGCATTTTTGTTTAATTTTTGGTTTTTGTCCGTTATTAATATAATCAAATAGTTCTTGCTGTGGTATATTTTTGATATAGAAATTTTGTGTAGTAACTGTTTTACTTCCACGTTGAACAGTCTTTTGACTTGGTTTGAATTTTGTTGGCATGTGTGTCTCCTAATTATTATGTGACTATTTATTTAAAAACATGTTTTTACTTGTATAACCAATCAATATAATTAAAATAATCTTTTCGTTCACTGCACCAGAATTTTCCCCTGTATATAGGGTGTTCGATTTTTTTAAGTGCGTATTCTACTAGACGTTCTCGAGCCTCGACATCAGTCTTTCTGCTCTGTTTGTCACTTGCCTGTACCATTTTGAATCTCTGCCTTCTACTGCGGCTTTTTTCCAATCGTTTTCTTCTAATGCTTTCTTAAAGTTTTTAAATCCACTTAGTCTAGTTCTACCCATGTTGAACATCATATTAACTAATATTTCTTTAACTTCTCCTGGAAAGTCATCGAAGTCTTCATATAAGACAGAGCATTCGGAAATGGCAGTATCTAAGTCTTTCTCAAAACATTCATTCACTCTATCTTTATCAACGGGCGTGCCAACTGGTTTACCATATTCTGGATCTGATTCCAGTACTAAATGACCAACACCAAATGTTGGAAGACCTAGGTGGTCGTGATATACTTCATATACAACACCTTCATCTATTTTCATTTGTTCAAATACTGCTTCTCTATCTAACTTGTTTCCGAATCCAAACATTTAAATTAGTCCTCTTCTTTCCAGATAGTCCATGCACCGTAGGCAATCATGCCGTATGCAATTAAATTAACAGGAGCAAGTATCATTACAATACCACCTGCAATTAGGATACCACCGTCCCAACTAGTCCTTTCTTTTAATCTTGCTTTAATAAAATCCATTGTATTCTCCTATTACTACATTATTTAGTTGTTTAAATACTTATTAACCGTAGAGATCGATATATTCTTTAATCTTTCCTACAGTTACTAATTCTTCTGCGTCATCGTCAGAAATATCTAAATTAAACTGTGTTTCAAACTCTATTATAAGTTCAACTGTATGTAAACTGTCAGCACCTAAGTCGTCGATTAGATGTGCATCATCAGTAACTTTTGCGATGTCTATATCTAAATGGGTTGCTATTATTCGTTCTACATCCATTATTTCTTTTTGCCTACAGTATTACTAACGTTCTTTGCTTTACCTTTGCGGTTCTTATTTGGATCGTTACGTCTTTTCTTTGATACTGCTTTACCAATAGCCTTCTTACCACCTTTGGCTCTTAAACTTGCCGCTCTGCTTTTGCTTAAACATTTAGGCTTACCTTCGCCTTTCTTACTGTCACCGCACTTGCCAATACGTTCACCTTTGGTATTGTAACGGTCCCAGCCTCCGCCTCCGGCTCCACCTTTCTTGCCTTTGCCAAACCATGCTCTTAAATCTTCTTCTACTGCTTCTTTCTTAACACAATTAGGAACACGTTTACCAAACATAGTCTTCATGCCTTTCTTTTGGTATCCTTTCCAACATTTTTCAACTATTGTTTCTACAATGCTTGGGTCTATTTCTTGTGCTGTGAATTGTTGCATTAGTTCGACTATATCAGTATCGTTATCTAATATTTTATAATTAGCATCAACTATGAGTGCTACGTTGTCATCGTAACCATGATTCTCACCACTGAGTACATGCATTCCATTACTTAATTCTATATGGTCTTCTTGGTTAACCCATTGATTTATAACTGACTCTACTTCCTCATGTGGTAATTTACCCAATTTAGGTTCTGTATTAAGAGTAGTTATATCTTCTATAATTTCGTTAATCTTCATCTGCTGTTTGATTCCTTTCGCCCCACTCATAACTTACGTCGTCTTTTTCTATAGGACCGCCCTTTGCCCAAGTATGACAACTTCTAGCACTATGACATTTAAAATGGTGCATCCAACAGTACCCTAATACTCCATGTTCATCTGAGGTAATACCTGGCATACAATCATCCATTCTGGGAGATATATCAAATGCTACACAAACACCACAATTACTTTCTTTGGCGGCTTCTTCTGTAGTATTCCAGTATTTGCCTATATCTTTCCAATAGTCACCTGGTTCATCTACGTTCAAAGGACCGTAATTGAAATTTTTAAGAGTTGCGTCTCGATTCTTGGTATTGAGCTCTAGGTCTTTAGTTGCTAAAGGACACGATTGCTCAGCCGCTTCTATGATTGCGATGTATTTTCTTATGCTCATACATCTATTTATCAAGATTTGGAATTACTTTTACTTCTTTTTCTTTTTAGAGGAGTTGCCCCAATTCTTAGCACCTACTTTACGGCACTTGACTAAGGCACCAGAAGCATAAGCACTAGGCCATACTTTATATCTGGATTTTACTTTGTGATAGCAGGCATCTTTTTCACCTGCCGCTTCGTCGAATTGTTCTTCTGTTAATGCTTCTTCAGTTAGATCAACACCTGTTTGTGCTAATCGACTTACTAACATATCAAATGTATTATTATCTAATAAATGTTTGACATCAGTAAATCCTTGTTCCTGAGCAAACTTTAAAAATTTTTTCATCTTTTCATAGGCTGGATTGGTATTGTTAGGAATGTACATTCCTCCCTTTGGATCTTCTGCTACGTTATACTTACTACCAACTAACATTCCTGTATAAGGATGTTTTTGTTCTCTGCCTGTTACAGGCTTACTAAGTTTTGGTATTGGGTCAGAGGTCCTGACTACCTTATTAGTAACCTCAGTGATTTTCATTTTATTCTATAGTACCAGTATAGTAAACATAGACATCAGCCGAACCTGCTGATGCACCGCCTGTAGTAACTATTATATTAACAGCAGTATCAGAACTATATGTATGGTCTGCATCATGTTTAAATTGTCCACCTGCTGGTTCAAACCCTGCAAATAGTCTATCAACATCACCTGAATCACCAACAGTAATTTCCGTACTTGCATCAGCACTAGTCCAATTACCAGCAGTTTTTTCAACTGTTACAAATTGGATTGTTGTATTAGCACTTGCTGTACCAATTGATGTTGTGCCTGAGTTGTATGCAACTGTAGTTTTAATGTAACTTAATTTTTGAGAAACACTTGCATCTAATTGACCTTTAGATACAGCATGGCTACTTGCTGTACCGTTTGCTAAGGCAACACTTTCTAATGCACCGTCTTTGTCTTTTAAACTAATTACTGAGCTACTTGAAGCATCAATTACTGCACCTTGTTTACCAAGCTCAATAGTTGTACTTGCTCCTGCTATACCATAGTTTTTTACTGAGTCTACCATATTAGTTTCCTATATTAAGAAATGTTACCTAAGTCGTTATTGCTGTTTTGTGCTGAGTTAATTGAACCGTAATCAGTTACACTTACACTATCACTTGCTAACACAATACTAACTGTGGCTGTACCGGCAGTTGCGGCACCATTTGTTACTTCAACTGTCATAACACTTTCTGCAGAATATTCGTATTGGTATTGTGAATGATATTGGCCTACTTTAGTGACATCAATATCTCCACTTCTAATAAATCTTGAACCATTAGCAGTATCACCTACTTCAACATAGTCTCCAGCACCGCCATTTGTCCAGGCACCTGGAACATCAACTGTTACTGAAAGAATTCTACTACCTGCCGCTATTGTGGCAATGTTACTTGCACCTGTATCATTAAAGTCAACATCTAAAGTAACATGTTGTACAAGATCACCTGCTAGTTCATCTAACTGTGCCTTTGTTACTGCTTCTGTTGCCGCTGTTGCGTTTGCTATTGCGATCTTTTGTAAAGCATCACCTGAAGTGTAGAATCCGATTGCATCTGCGTTACCAGTAATGTAGGAACCTTGCTTACCAAGTTCTAAACTAGTGCTAACACCTGCTAAATTATATTTTTTAACTGTAGCCATTTATATCTCCGGATATGAAAAATTGTAAATTACACATGTATTTATCTTATCTTGACTTTTTATTCATAATATATTATAATAGTGTAATGTCAAGCGAATACAGAGTAATACGAACTAATAATACAGAAGTATCTTTTTCTATACACGAAGTATTTAAAGATAGCAACGGTATAATTACTCACATGGACGAAAATCCTGTTGATTTAAGTAGTAATAACTTGACAACATTGACACAAAAACTTATACTATTAATAAGTTCTTTAACAAATGATGTGATTGATAAAGAAAGTTTTAATACAGACTTCAGTAAATCACAACAAGAGGCTATGGATATATTTAAAAATGTTTGATCAATCTGTAAAACGTATTGGGTTTTGTTGTAAATATTTAGAAGCAGACCAATCTCTGCCTAAAAAAGTATTAGAAGAAACACAACGTCCTTTCAATACTAAATCCACAACTATTACTTGGCTTAATAGACAAGAGAAAGATGTTGCTGAACAAAGGCTATGGGACCTTATGGTACACAACATACAAAGTTACTACAACCTAGTTGAATACACAGGCAGTCTTATACCTCAACGAAGAATGGTAAGACTAGGTAGTGATTGCCTACCAGCATTTACAGAAAAGGATTGGTCCTATTACTGGCAAAAGCCTGATGTACAAGCATATTGTGAAAAAGAATTTATTAAAGTGGGTGATCTTGCTAGGCAACTAGATGTAAAACTAAGTTTCCATCCTGGACAGTTCTGTGTTCTTGCAAGTGATAATCCTGATATTGTTGAACGATCAATAGAAGAGTTTGAATACCATGTAAGTATGGCACGTTGGATGGGTTATGGTAAAGAGTTTCAAGACTTTAAGTGTAATGTACACATCTCAGGCAGACAAGGTTATCAAGGAATTATAGATGTATTACCTAAACTTACACCTGAAGCAAGAAACATTATTACTATAGAAAATGATGAGATGTGCCACGGACTAGATGCTTCTTTAGAATTAGAAAAACATGTAGCCTTAGTATTAGACATACACCATCACTGGATACGAGACGAAGAATACATACAAGCAGATGATGATCGTGTTAAAAGAGTAATTGATAGTTGGCGTGGTGTTAGGCCTACACTACATTACAGTTACAGCAGGGACGAATGGTTAGACCAATCTACACAAATTAATGAGGGTACAAGACATAGTAGTTTACACGAAATTCCTTTACTACTAGAGTCAGGTGCTAAGAAGCAAAAACTAAGAGCACATTCTGACTTCTATCCTAACCACAAAGCAAACGAATGGGCATTGAGTTTTTGGAACGACTTTGATATTCAGTGTGAGGCTAAGGCTAAAAATTTGGCTAGTGAGCAACTGTACATACAGGCATTGGATTTAAAATTATGTCAAACCACGTAAAGAATGAGTATAGAGATTCCTTATTGCCTGATGTAAAATTTAAAGGTAAAAAAGTTTGTGTACTTACAAATTATAGAACTGGAAGTACTTTTTTTATTAGGGAAACATTCTTAGCAAATAGAATTCTACCTATGGATGAATGGGAACATTTTAACAACACAAAGAAAAGTTTTGAAAAATTATTACAAGAAGTAAAGTCTAGAGAAGAGTTTGTATTTAAATTAATGCCTGATCAAATAGATTTTGATATAAAAAAGTATGATAAAATACTACAAGAATGCGATGAAGTAATATACCTTTACAGAAGAGACTTTACAGCACAGGCAAAAGGTTGGATAGCATGGAATATTGCTGGAGATCATGAGCATCATTATGGTGATGTGAAGCAGTACGATGTTAAAGTTACACAAGATCTTGCTAATTGGCATATAGATGAACTTATAGGTAACTATAAATTTATGAGGCAGGCCTTTAAACAAAGACCAGGTAGTGTTTACTGTTTAGAGGACTTCCCTATTCAAGTTCCGTATGCAAGATTATACAATTGGCAGAACGAAATTTCTATACCTGTTTATAATACACACAAAGAAGTTTTTGGGTAAATAGCATAATGAAGGTATTAATAATTGGTGGCTGTGGTTATGTAGGCTCAGCAATTGGTAAACATTTAGCAGACAAACATGAGATTACCAATGTAGATTTAGAATGGTTTGGCAATCATTCTTATGCTCATACTATTAATATGGACTACAACGATTTAACACCTAAGTTCTTAGAGCAGTTTAATGTTGTTGTACTCACAGCAGGTCACAGTAGTGTTAAAATGTGTGATACAGACTTACAAAGCAGTTTTAATAATAATGTAAGAAACTTTGTAAACTTAACTGATAAACTTACAACACAAAAGTTTATATATGCCAGTAGTGCTAGTGTATACGGTAATACATCTGATACAGATTTAGCAGAGGATAATGTGAACTTTAGTCCTATTAACTATTATGATATGACTAAATTACACATAGATCACATAATGCATTTGAGTCCACTTGACTATTATGGTTTGAGATTTGGTACAGTAAATGGACCAGCACCTAGTATAAGAACAGATGTGATGATTAATGCTATGGTCAATACGGCTATGCAAAAAGGTGAAATACATGTATTCAATGCTGACACTCGCAGAAGTATATTAGGCATAAACGATTTATGTAGAGCAGTAGAAACAATTATAGATGATAATAAGAAATCAAACAGAGGTGTATACAATACAGCAAGTTTTACAAATACAGCAGGAGAGATTGCCACAGCAGTAGGCAAACATGCAAACGTTCCTGTAATAGATAAAGATCCCCCTAGTGTTATCTTTAACGAAAAACTTCAAAATAAAACATATGATTTTGGGATCAGTACTGCTAAGTTTGAAAACACATTTAACTTTAAGTTTACAGATACACTAGACAGTATTACACAGGAGATGGTTGAGCATTATGCAAAATGCAATAAAGGACACAGAGCAGAAGTCATACACTACACTTAATAAATGTGTAGCATGTGGCGGCTCTAACTTAGAACAATTCTTAGACTTGGCTGAACAGCCACTTGCTAATAACTATCACAACGGAACAGGTGGTGGTGAGTCATTTAAGTTAGGATTAAATCTGTGTACTGATTGCTATCATACTCAACTGCCGGTAAGTGTAGACCCAACAGCGATGTTTGATCATTACTTGTATGTAACAGGTACAAGTCAAACTCTCAGAGACTATTGCGATTGGTTTGCAAAATTTGTTACTGACAGAGAACAACTTGCACATGGTAACATATTAGACATAGCATGTAATGATGGCACACAGTTAGACAGTTTTAGAAAGTTAGGCTGGAAAACATATGGTGTTGACCCTGCAAAAAATTTATTTGAGGTAGCATTAGAAAAAGGACACATGGTGCGTAATGCATACTGGCCGATTGATTATATTAAAATGAATGTCATTACAGCACAAAATGTTTGTGCTCACACTCCAGATCCGTTATCATTCCTTAAGGGAGTATACAATAGTTTAATGGATGATGGCACAGCATACATACAAACAAGCCAAAGCCAAATGTATCAACGTAATGAATTTGATACAACATACCATGAGCATATAAGTTTTTTTAGTGCAAACAGTATGAAGACACTAGCCGAACGAGCAGGATTAGTATTAACAGATATAGTTATAACTCCTATACATGGAGATAGTTATGTGTTTGTATTAAAGCATCAGGGTGCTGACGTGCAAAGTTCAGTTACAGAAACTATAAGGAAAGAAGGTAAAGAAGGCAGGCACAATCCTAACTTCTATCAAATGTTTGGTAATAATGCCAGAAGTATTGTTGAGAAGTTAAAAGACTTAGTTACAAAGTGTCAAGCAGAAGGCACACCCGTAGTAGGTTATGGTGCGGCGGCTAAAGGTATGACTGTATTGAATGCAAACGATATACAGTTGGACTGGATAGTTGATGACAACGAACTTAAACAAGGCTTACTTACACCAGGCACTAACATTCCTATAAAAGACAGAAGCAGTTTAGATATAGACGAACACATAGTAGTCATTCCTCTTGCATGGAACTTCTTTAACGAAATAAAAACGAATGTGCAAAATATAAGAGAAGATAAGTCTACGCAATATATACAATACTTTCCTCAAGTGAGATTTGTTTAATGAAAAATTATTTAATAAGAAGTTTATATAAAATTAAGTCACCAATGTGGTTTGAAGATCGTAGTGCAGAAGGAGATTTATACGACTGGTATATGAAAATGCATGATATAAGTTTGCGTTCTTTTGAAAAACATTTACAGGGTGATTGGGAGTTTATATTTTTTAATAAAGAAGTAGATAATATACAAGAAGTATTTAAAGATCATTTCTTTGAAATATATGATATATGGAAACAGGGAGACACAAATATTTTATATTGTGGGCCTGATAATATTATGATGAAGCCTACTAAGTTCTTTGGTGAGTATGATGACTTCAGAATGTTTAACTACACAGATCCTAAAAGTAGTGTTGAACCTAATCATTATGACATACAGCATAAACATTTCTTTAATGCAGATGTAAGATACTATCCTAGTACCATGAGTCAAGACATTTGGGACATGGGATTAGAAATGGCAAACAACTGGGATTTCAATAGTTGGAATACAGAACAATTTATATTAAATAAAATGTTATGGGATCAAGAAGGCAGGACAATTAAAAATACATTACAACCTACAGTAGCATACCAAGGGCACCAACTTTTTTTAGAAGATTGGGAGCAAAGAAGATTATATTCAAACGAATGGAACGATTGTGAATTAAAAGATGCACAAATTATCCACCTACACGGAAGTAGGAATGCACCTCGGAAGTTCGCTCTAATGGAAAAATTAGAGGAACTATCCTAACTAATTGTAATGCTGGGTGGCCACCTTGCATATATCAAATGTTGGAACAGTCATTTGCAGTTTCTCCTGCTATTCTAGGCTTTACTACGAGGGAGCCGATTTTTTATTACTGTTAGACTGAAATCTATTCTGCCCAACAAATATATTTAACAAAAAAGTAACAAAACAGTTAAATTAGCGGTAAAATGATCAAAAAAGAACCCTGTTTCCAGGGCTCTTTAGTTTTGTGTTATGTTTACTTCTTGTTAAAGATATGGTACAAGACCCAAATACCTACTAAACCTAGTAGACCTTCGTTGCTTAATCCGTTCAAGATACCCATAATATTTGCTACTACAGTCATATCTCCTAGGAAAGGAACAGCACCTTTAAATAATACTTCTAGTACTACTCCAAGTGCTATCACACTCATACCGACATCTGTAAGTTGTTTGGCCCATCCGCCAACACTCTTAAGAATATCCATATCAACCTCCATTGTGAATACAACAAAATTGTTGTTTCAAAGTTTATTTACGAGCCGAAAGTCAGGAGATAACTAATTACTTAATGTTAAATATAGTTTTAATATACACTAAACCGGTACTAAGCAAATGTTAATGGAAAAACCAATAGCGAAGAATGATGTAGTAACTGTAAAGATAATTACAGGCGAAGAGATTATAGCAAGATACGAAGGTGAAGATGATTCTTCTATTCAAGTATCCAAAGCAAGTATAGTTGCACCAAATCCAGAAGGCGGATTAGGTCTCGTACCTTGGATGATGAGCTCTATTCCAAACAAAATCAGCATAAATAAAGTAACAGTCGTAGCGATGAGTCCTACAGTAGAACAAATTGCTGATAAATTTACAGAAGCAACATCAGACATTCAGATAGTCAAATAGACACTTGACATAAACACTAAAAATGTTATAATAATAGTATAACTTTTAGGAGATCTTTATGATTGAATCAAGTGTTATCACAGCAAAAGCATTGTTAATGACAATGTTAATGTCAACAGGCCCTGTGTCTGATGATAGGTTGAATGAAACATATTGTATGGCTCAAAACATTTACTACGAAGCACGTGGTGAAAGTTTAAAAGGCAAACAAGCAGTAGGCAATGTTGTACTTAATAGAGTAGAACATCCTAAGTATCCTGATACTGTATGTGGTGTTGTTTACGAAGCAAGACTATGGAAGGGCAAAGTAATTAGAGACATGTGTCAATTTGCTTGGTATTGCGATGGTCTTAAAGACGCCCCTCAATTATATTATAAAGCAGAACCTAGAAGAGGTAAAGTTATAGAACCCAATATGAGAGATTGGGTAACGTCAATGCAAGTTGCTGTTAAATTAATGGAACGAAACATATGGTATCGTGATCCTACAAAAGGTGCAACACATTATTATAATCATAATATTTCAACACCTAGTTGGAGTACGGTATATCCTGTAACAATAGTAGTCGAGAACCATACATTTTTATTTAGAACAGACTAAATAAAAGTATGTTTTTAATCAACGAAGTTACTAAACAACTTATATACAGCCATGGTAAAAATGGTACAACTTCAGTTGCAGATCCATTACAGAAAAAAGATAGCAATTGGCATGAGATAGACCATACAAAATATCAAGTACCTCCTTATAATAAGTTAAAAAACTATACTGCATATATACTTTTTAGAGACCCACATGATAGATACATAAGTGGTCTTCTAGAAGATATCAGTATGTTTATGTTGCCAGACCAATCAGGTTTAAAATACAATAGACAAGTAATAAGTCTTAATAATGATGCACAAATAGTAAGTCATAAACGAATATCAGATGATAGAGCGGCAGTCTTGCTTGTGGAAAAGAATAAAAAGTATTTTGAACATATGATTATACAACTTTTCAAATACAATGGAAACGACTATTCTTTAGCAAATAGTTATCACGTTGCTAATTGGTTATGGGAGGCATTTACAATACACAGTTTAGTTGATACCACGTTTTGGATAGACCTACCAAACTTAGATTCCTTTTTTAAAAAGCACTTTGATCTAGACCTACCTCGTATGAATGTAAAAAGTAGTAAAGATAAAAGTACATTAAAAATTGCTTTACAAACTTCTTACCATAATGACAATGTAAACGATTATCTTACTTCAGAATATACCATGTATTCTATAATTATGGAAAATAGAAATGAGGACTATAGTTTAGTAGATTTCTCTGAAAATAAAGACTTACCAAACTTAATCACACATGCTGTATTAGATAACTATCAAAGGCAAAAGAATGAAAGTCGGTCAACTCAAATGCTTAAAACATTTATAAATGTTATCTTTAGAAAACATTGGGATAGAAAGTAATTTAATAACGATAAATATATACTGTTATAATACACACAATTAGGAGTAACAGTATGTATGAATATAAATGTAACGTCGTGAAAGTCGTGGACGGCGACACAGTAGACGTAGATATAGATTTAGGATTTGGTGTCTGGTTGAGAGACGAAAGAGTTCGCATGATGGGTATTGATACACCTGAAAGCAGAACATCAGACAAAGTAGAAAAGTTATTTGGATTAGCCGCAAAAGAAAAATTAAAAAGTATTTTAGGCGAAAGTCCTGTTTTAAAAACACAAGTCAATAAAGACGGCGAAGATATGAAAGGTAAGTTTGGTCGTATCTTAGGTGACTTTGATGTTTATGATGCAGAGAAAGACGCATGGCGTCCAGCGACAGATGTACTTATTGAAACAGGAAATGCTGTGGCATACTTTGGCGGTAGCAAAGAAGAAGTACAAGCGAAGCACATGGTAAACAGAGATAAATTATTACGTGAAGGCGTTGTAAGCCAAGAAGATTTTGATAAAGCAGAAAAAATAATGGAAGATTAGTATATTGAACCAGATTATACTATAAAGTACTTGACATTGCCTAAATAGAGTATATAATATACAATATATTAGAGGTACAAGTATGAAACGTTTTTATTCCGGTAAAACATATACACATGCAACTGGTCACAGTTGTGCATTTAGACAATGGAGAGCTGATAGTCACTGTAACTTAATACACGGTTATGCTATACAATTTGAGTTTACTTTTGGTTGTGATGAATTAGATGATCGCAACTGGGCCGTAGACTTTGGTGGACTAAAGCCACTTAAAGAATGGTTAAAACATATGTTTGACCATACTTACTTGTTAGCAAGTGATGACCCAGAGTTTGAAACATTCCAAGAACTAGCAGACAAAAATCTAATTGATCTGAGAGTTGTTGGTGCAGTAGGTTGTGAAAGATTTGCTGAACAGGCCTTTGACGAAGCAGAACGGATTGTTAATGATATCAGCAACGGAAGATGCTGGGTTCAAAAGGTCACTGTAAGAGAACATGAAGCCAATAGTGCAACATGCGAACTTGCAGACACTCAGAAGATACGATTTGTAGATTCTGAGAAATAACGAAGAAAGATAAATGATGAACGAATAGTTTTGAGCGAGGGCAAGAGTGATATCTACTTGCCCTTTTTTTATTCTGGAATATTTATTAAACTAAGTATAAACTTTTTATCGTGTACTAAGTTGTAATTGTGCCTAGCAACACTTTCATTATACTCTAAATCTATAGGTTTTTGTAAGAAGTCTACTATTGCAAATACTCTTTCGTCCCAGTCTAAATGATCAAAGTCGCCTATTGTTTTAAACCCTAGTGATTCTAACCAAGTATTAAATCCTGCACTTGCAAGAGTAATTACAGGTAGGCCTAAACCCATTCCTCTCCAAGTTTTTTCCGTAGCATGAATTGAACCTCCTAATGTTGGTTCTGTTGCAATATAATAATTATAAGAACCTAACCAAGATGCATTAATGAATCTACAATCTGCTACAGAGTTGTTAGGGATTTCCTCAAACACTTTAGGTAATTCTTTCCTGTATCTATTGAAAAAGTTTTTTATATAAGGTTCATCGCTTGTTTCCATTAAATTAAATCTTTTATGACTAAGTGCAGGACTAGTAAAAAAATCTCCAACTTCTCCATCCTCATTAAAATTTATTACTAGGCTCCAGTCGCAATCGTCTAGTAACTTTTTTTCATGCATTTTTGCAAGTAATATTACACGACTACTCCTGGCCTTTCTTGCAGGTATGAGAGCAAGTTTTTTTGGATTAAAATTAAATTCAATACCTAGTGGAAGTTCTGAATGAAGATCTGAATATTCTCTCATCATCCACAAAGGAAAAAATCCTGATTTTATATTAAGTTCTTTAACTTCTTCGTTATCGCCACTAGTAGTTGATAAAATTACATTACGTGGTAAGATATTAAGACTTCTTATAAATTCTACAGGAGTAATAGACATATTAAACCACCAAGAACCTTCAACGTAATCATGTATAATTACATTGTAATTTTGTAAAAAGTATTTTATTTTGTTTTTAGGTAAACTCTGTAAAGTTTTAGGACATATTTCATAGTAAATATCAGAAGGTTGAGAACAAACTAAATCTACACTTACACCTTTAGAGCCGTGTAATGTTCCTAGTGTAAATAATTGTTGTATTTCATTTGCAAAGTGTTTATGTATATTAGGAAAAAATTCTGTATATACAAGTGACTTATCAGATGACTGTTCGTCTAAAAATAAATCAACTAGACCAGGTATATGATCTCCTGCACTTTGTATATTATCTATTTTTTCTATATGCATTCCTATATTTATAATACACCTTTATCCAAAACGTTGTTAATGGAACACAAATAAGCGATAAATAGTACATTATGTGGTTCGGACTACTTACATTAATCACCGCTCTGGCAATTGCCGGCGTAGCCGCTTGGTTCAGTATTGCTGGACTTATGATATTCTTTGGAGGCATGCCTCTAAGTGTAGCCATAATGGCTGGTGTATTAGAAGTAGGTAAACTACTTACAGCAAGTTGGCTGTATCGTTATTGGAACGAAACTTCCTTAGCCTTAAAAACATACCTTAGTAGTGCCGTAATTGTTCTTATGTTAATTACATCTGCTGGTATCTACGGTTATCTTTCTAAAGCGGCTTCTGATGTTTCAAGCGATGGTGCTGTAGCATTTGCAGAAGTAGATAGACTAGACGGACAGATAGCCAGAGAAGAAAATAAAATAGATATCATAGAAGATAGAATACTCAGTATAGGCGGAAGTGTTGACGTAAGTGAAAGTATATCACAACAAGAAACTATAAGAGATGGTGCATGGCAAAGAGTACAAGGCGATATAGATTATGCACAAGGACAAATAGACAGACTTAGAGACCAACTAGCAGTATTAGATAAAGCAGTAAACGATTTAAGAAACAAAGGTGTAGAGATTGTAACCACAGATGAAGGTGGTATATTCCAAGGAGACACTACAGAAAAAATAGACTATGTTGCACAGGCAAACGACTTGTACAACCAACAAGAACAACAACGTGCAGATATAAAAGTAGACATAGACAAGCAACAAGCAAATATAGATGCATATAGATTACAAGCACAAGACACAATCAACGGTGCTAATGCTGAAATAAACAGATTAAGAAACAATAGCCAATCAGCACAAGACGATAACTTAATTAAGATAGACGAATTTAATAATCAGATAGATGGTATATATGATGTCATTGCAGTATTAAAAGACGATAAGTTTGAAGCAGAAAGTAAAGTAAGAGACTTAGAGCGAGAAGTAGGCCCAATTAAATATGTGGCTGAATTACTTTATGGTGCATCAGACCAATCAGTAATGGACAAAGCAATAAGAATATTCATATTACTTTTTGTTTTTGTATTTGATCCATTAGCAGTTATGTTATTGATTGCGGCAAACCAGACATTACTTAGGTACGGTATTAATTTAGAAAGCACAGGACCTAGTACTCCAAAGGACCCAGAAGACGACCCAGACAAATATTGGGATAGTGATTTTGAAGAACAAAGCAGAGAAATATACGGCGATAATATGCCAGACCTTCCTAGTGCGGCAGAAGATGCCGCAAAGGCAATGGCAGAAAGTGCCTCCCAAAAAAAAAGAGCGGACAAAATAGAAAAGGCCTTATCGTTATTGGAAAAGAAGTACAAAAAAACATTAAAGGCTCTTGACGATAAGCCTAAAGAAGTTATAATAGAAAAAGAAGTTGAGAAGATAGTAGAAGTTCCGGTTGAAGTAATTAAAGAAGTGGTAGTTGAAAGGGAGGTGCCAGTTGAAAAGATCGTTGAAGTTGAAGTCCCAAAGGAGATTGAGGTCATCAAGGAGGTTGAACGCATTGTCGAAAAGGAAGTCCCAGGACCAGAACGAATCGTTGAAGTTCCAGGACCAGAGCGAGTCGTTGAAGTCCCAAGCAAACAAAGAATTGTAAAAGTAGAAAACACAGATAAGGTAAACGAATTACTAATTGAAATATCTGCTTTACGTCAAGAGAATACTAATCTTAAAATGACTCCTCCACAGGTCATAGAAAAGGAAGTACCGGTTGAAGTAGAAAAAGCCGCAACTGGAGACTTACGTGAAGCCGCAAGATTGATGGCTAACAGTGAACTTAATAAAGAAGATCTAACAGAAAAGGAAATATTAGAACTGTTACAAAAATCTTCTGAAGAAGAAGTTAGAAAGAAAATAGGATTCTGGGCCACGCCTTTACCGAAGTCAGATGATGAACCAGACATAAATAAAACGTACATAACTAAAAATAAATGACAGACGACACACAACAAAAACTAAATTGTAACTTCTGTGGTAAGCATAGAGAGGAAGTTGAAAAACTCATAGCAGGTCCTAATGTTTATATCTGTGATGAATGTATAAAATTAAGTTATGACATTGTAAAAGAAGACAGTAATTTAAGTTTCGATACTTTAGACTTCTCTTCCATTCCAAAACCAATGGAAATTAAATCCTTTTTAGACGAATATATAATGGCACAAGATTATGCTAAAGAAATATTGTCTGTAAATGCATACAATCATTATAAACGAATTACTAATCAAGTAAAAGATGTTGAATTAGAGAAAACAAATATACTATTAATGGGTTCAACTGGAACAGGTAAAACACTACTTGCTAAGACACTTGCTAAGAAGCTCAACGTACCATTTGCTATTGCTGATGCCACAACATTAACTGAAGCAGGTTATGTTGGTGAGGACGTAGAAAGTGTTTTAGAAAGACTTTTAAGTTTAGCAGATTACGATATAGAAGTAGCCCAAAGAGGTGTTGTTTTTATAGATGAGGTTGATAAGAAGGCTAGGAAGTCTGAGAGCAATACAAGTACAAGAGATGTAAGTGGAGAAGGTGTACAACAGGCTTTGTTAAGACTTATAGAAGGAACTAAAACAAAAATTAAAGTAGGTACAGGTAAAAAATTTACAGACGAATATGTAGAATTTGATACTAGTAATGTGTTGTTTATATTAAGCGGAGCATTTGTAGGTATAGAAGCTCAAATAGAAAAACGATTAAGAAAGAACAGTAATATGGGATTCAATAGTAAACTTATAGACACCAAGGTAAGAGAAGAATTACTTGAATCAGTTACACCACAAGATGTAATACAGTTTGGACTTATACCTGAACTCGTAGGTAGACTTCCAGTGATTGCAACATTAGAAAAATTAAACGAATCACATCTAAAAAGTATATTAGGTAGCATAAAGAATAATGTTTTATCACAAACTGAAGCACTCCTAAAAATAGATAATTTAGATATACATTTTGAAGACGAATACTTATCTAATGTAGCCAGACTTGCAGATCAAAGCAAGGTGGGTGCAAGATCATTAAAATCTTTTGTTGAAAATAGTGTTACATCTATAATGTTTAGAGCAAGTGAGCTCAATAAAAAAGGTGTTATAGGAGTTCGTTACGATAAATATCCAGCAGAGGAAATTAAACCTATCCTAATTTTTAACGATAATAGAGAGGAGATAGATGAGGACTACAAACTTTACAGAGGAATAGATGGCATTTAATAAAAACAAATACACAAAAAGGGACAGCAAACCTAAAAAGAAAGAACATTACTTAGATAAATTCAAGGGTCGAAATATTGAAGTAAGATATGATGATGTTAACGGTGCTATAAGACGTCTTAAAAAAGTTTTAGAAAAAATGGATTTCCAAAAAGAACTTTCCAAAAGAGAACACTACGAAAAACCTTCAGTAAAACGAAAACGTATGAAGGATCAAGCAAAGAAACGTTCTAGAAAAGAACAAGATAATATGATTGCTAAAGGAGAGTATATGCCTACTCCTGTTTCCGGACAAAAATATTTAAAAGGTAAACGAGAGAAAAGAAAGGCTTGGGTTGCTAAGGAACGCATCAGAAGGTTGCGTGATCGTGGAAAGTAAAAAACCCTCAATAGTAATTGTAAGTGGAGGATTTGATCCTTTGCACTCAGGACATTTAAAATTATTTAAAGAAGCAAAAAAATATGGTGACCAACTATGTGTTATAGTAAACTCTGATGAATGGTTAACTAAAAAGAAAGGTAGACCTTTTATGCCTTTTGAAGAACGTGCAAATATAATAGAAGGACTTGAATACGTTGATAGTGTATTTGGTGGTGGTGATAATGACGGTTCTGTATGTAGTACTTTAAAACATATAAAGAAAGCATACCCAGGATATAATAGGATCTTTTGCAACGGAGGTGATAGAACAAAAGACAATATTCCAGAGATGTCAGTAGATGGCTACACATTTAAATTTGGTGTAGGCGGAAGTGATAAATCCAACAGTAGTAGTTGGATATTAAAAGAATGGAAGTATCCAACAGAACGCAGAGTGTGGGGCGAGTTTAGTGATTTGTTTCAAGACTCAGCGGTAAAGGTAAAAGAACTTATTATTGAACCAGGTAAAGGAATTAGTTATCAGCGACACTTTAAACGAAGTGAAATATGGTTTGTAAGTAAAGGGCAATGTGAAGTTAAGTATGGTGCTGACACTGATTTACCTGAGCATTACTCATACCATGTTATTAAAACAGACCAATCCTTTACTGTTAGAGCAGGTAGTTGGCATCAAATTGTAAATAAGACTACAGAACCTTGCCATATTATAGAAATACAATATGGTGAAGAAACAAACGAAGACGACATTGAGCGTCTTGAGTATTACGATGGAGAATAGTATGGAATATGTGTTTGCAGGAATGGTATTTACATTATTAGTAGTTTGGATAGTAAGAAGAACTGAGGATAAGAAATGAGAGAATTAGGAATGGCATTATTAGGAACACTAGCAATAGCGGTGTTCTTTGGATTTAAAGTATACCCAGAGTTAGAATACACTGGTGGCACAGGTGGACATAGTTGCACAGGCGAATGTTATGTTGAGTATGTTAAACTGTATGGAACACCAGCAGAGATAGAACAACGCAAACAAGCATTAGCAAGTGCTGATGAGTTCAGTAGCATTAGAAGTTTATGGGCAGGTTGTGCCGCATGTCACGGAGCAGATGGCGGTGGTATGGGACCATTTCCAAGTTTACAAGGTAGAGACAAATCATACATTGTAAACAGACTTGTACAATACAAAAATAAAGAACAGGTTGGTGCAATGAGTAGCACTATGTGGGCACAGGCAGGAATGTTATCCGCAAAGGATATGGAAACAATTGGTGCCTTTATAGAAGCAGGACTACCTAGGTAATGGAATTAACAATACTAATTGCATTTATGGTAACTGCAACTATATGGATAACTTGGAAATATAACAAATGAAAGATTTAAATTTAAAAAGAGTATGTGAGTTACTCAACGAGATAGTTGAATTAGAAATGGCAGGAGTTGTACGTTATGCTCACAGTTCGTTAATGATAACAGGACCCAACAGGATTCCTATTGTAGCATTCCTACAGGAACAAGCAACAGAAAGTTTACAACATGCCTTGATTGCAGGTGAATATATCACAGGCTTTGACGGACATCCTAGTCAACAAATAGCACCTATAGAAGAATCACATGATCATAGTGTTATTCAAATACTAACTGAAAGTTTAGAACATGAAGTTAGAGCAGTAAACAAATACAAAGAATTACTAGAAGAAGTTGAAAATGCAAGTATAATGTTAGAAGAATATGCCAGAGGTCAAATTGGTATGGAAGAACAACACGCATTAGAAATAACAAAAATGTTAAAAGATTTTAGTTAAATAGTACAAAATGTACTATATATAGTATAAAAAGGTTGACAAAGACACAAGATATGCTATTATAAGAGAGTAAGAAATTAATCTTACACTTATTAGGAATAACATATGAAAACATTTATAAACACATTAATAGGATTAGGTTCATTTACATTAATTGCTGGTGTAATATTTGGTATTAAATACATAGGTACAAATGCTGGACTTACAGGAGAGCAAATAGGTAACGGATTGCTTCTAATTGCTATACTAATTCTTGCACCAATATACGGTGACTTAACTAAATCAGTATATAAAAATCTTACAAAATAGTTGACAAACTAATACAACCTGTTATAATAAGTGTATGACAATGCATTTAGATAACAGGTTTTCTACGATTAATACTAAAAAGTATAAGGCTAAGATTACTAAAGGTAAACTTAAAGAGCTGGAACTTAGATGGCGTGAGCATAATAGATCTATGAAACGTAGACACATGCATCATATGAGATACGACACACTACAAGAGTATATTGACTACTGTTATGGTACAGCATCTAAAAGACCAGACCCAAGAGACTACAGGCACTTTACAAAGTTACAGCCTGATACTAATTGGAGAGTAAAACAAGATGCTGAGCATAGAGAAAAGTATCCTAGTCTTATGGAACAGCAAATGAAGTCAGGTACATTTAATAGTGAGAGCATGAGCCATGGTACTAAGAAGGAGCCTATGAAGTACACAGGTGACCTTATACAGGGTATTGCTACTATGCACAAAAGTAATGCAGTACCAGTTATGAAAGGCACAGACCAAGCAAAAGATATAGCAAGAATGAGAAGAGGATGAAGAAGGAAGAAATCGTAACATTAATAGAAAATCTACACCCAGAAGATAAACAAGGAAATATAGAAGCAACCTTTATAGGAAGGCATGGTGAGATTGTAAAAACAGATAGTATCAGATTAGATATGGATGGTGGGCGACTAATCATTGCACAAAAAGGCACAGACCAATACATTAGTAATAAGGAAAATTGGGAACAAGAATTAGAATTTAGTAGGAACATGCAGTAGTGAGTTCTTACATACAGATTCCACACGATTGGAAGTGGCCTGAATGCAATCACCCAATAGAAAAATGGTGTAAGAACTGTGACTTTGACTGTGACACATACGAAAGGATACCACACTTTAGAAAGTATAAAGAAATCTATATGTGGACTGAGAAAGAGTTTGATAAAGAAATGAACAAGAGACAATATAAAAGGAATAGTAAAGTACATGGCAAATAAGCAAGAGTTTCATCCAGACGAAATAGCAAACAGTAAACGAATATATAAAAGTGCTACACCTAAACAAGACGCAAGTTGGTATATAAAGTGGACAGCAAGTTTCTTTATTTTACTATCTGCTATGTTTAGAATAAATGGACCAGATATAGACAGTCAAATTGCTAACTTGTTAGATAATATCTTTAGTTTTGTAGGAGTCACAGGCTGGATGGTTGTTGGGCTCTTATGGAAGGATAGAGCATTGTTGTTATTAAATGGTGTGTTAATGTTTGTACTTGCATCAGGTTTATTAAAATATTTTTTGGGTAACTAATGGAAAAGTCATATAAAGAAGAAGTTAAGAAGATAGACTCAACTAGTAGAGCAGGACAATTAGCACGTGAACTAAATGCAGAACGTAATAGATTAAAAGAGGAACTTGCTGAAGCACAAGAGCAAGTAGATATATTTTCTCCTAGTACACCAACAGGTGGCATAGACAGTTATATTAAATGGCTGGCAACAATACTTGCAGTATCAGGAGTCTTCTTACAAAGTGCAGACTTTATGACATTAGGCAAAGTAGCCTATGCCTTAAGTTCAATTGCTTGGGTATATGTTGGGCATGTATGGAACGATAAAGCAATTATGATAGGTAGTGCTATTACAGGTACAGCAGTATTAATGAACTTAGCAGAGTTGTTTGTATGAGCGAAGATAAAAATATAGGAAAGAGTAAAGGACAATGGCACGGAGGCAAAGGCTCTGTACAGAAACCTACTGATCAAGAAAAATATGCTGAAAATTGGGAAAAGATTTTTGGAAATAAGAAAAAGGATAAAAAAGATGACAATACCTGAGTTTGTTGGATACACCGGAGTAGCATTATTAATAGTAACATACGCCTTACTTCAATTAGATAGAATAGACCCTAAAGGTTTTTGGTATAGTTTTAACAACTTACTTGTAGCAATACTTGTTACTGTAAGTTTAATTGAAACACCAAACAAACCTAGTATGGTTATAGAGTTCTTTTGGTTTTTAATTAGTGCTTATGGTATAGCAATGTTTTATAAAAGGTCTAAGACAAAAGAACCTTGGTATGCTAATAAGGCCAGACCAGACGGATTTAAATTTGAAGAAAGTAAGAATGAAAGTAAGAATAATTGAAGCAGTTGTAAAAGACGATGGCGATTATGATTACATACATGACTCCGCAACACATAATACATTAAAACAATATTGGAAATGGGCTGAAGAGTCTGGTGCAAAAATAAGTTTTGAGAGGAATTGGGGAGACTCAGACTACAGTTTAAAATTAATTGTTGATGCTGTATTTGAAGATGAGCAAGACTATGCATTATTTAAAATTATGTTTGGTCATCAGCCATTAAACAAGTTAAAAATTAATAAAGATATGGAAGGATATTTTATTCATGAATAGCATAAAAAAGAAACAAGCAATGCGAGAAGCAGTAGTAGACACAACATTTGCATTAATAATTAATTTCCCTTTAAACTTTGTATTATTGTGGATAGCAACGTTACTAGGAATAAATGATAACGACTCTGCAAATAATTTAATGATGACTATATTTTTAACTACAGTATTTACAATAGTTGCAATCATTAGAAAGTACTTTATGCGTCAGTGGTTTGATAAAATGAACCAAAAAGAATTGCAAATAAAAGCATAAAAACACTTGACAATATGTGTTTTCCTGCTATACTATATGTATAGTTTAAATTAATAAGGGAGTTAAATTATGCAAACATTAGTAATAAACACACAATACAGAGAAAACTATGCGGCTCATAACGAAGGTTATGAACATGGTGTAGATGAAGCACATTGGAAGTTTAAGGGTGGTAGCACTTATTTTGTTACTGACTTAACTGAAGCCAATATCAATAGTATTGTTACTGATGGCATACCTACATTAAGTAAACTAATAGAAAGTAAGAACGAGGCTTTCGAAGAGTATATCATCGACTGGGAGATACGTGATCTTGGTAAAAATGGCGACGGAAAAGGACCAATTTGTGAGAGTTGGGAAATTGCTACACAGTTCTATTATGAGGACAAGCAGTGGAAATGTCGTACCCATCACACTCCTGGTGATGAATCTTATTGGAACCCTGCTATTATTAGCAGAGCGGAACAATGGGTACCTGGTGAGGGTGGTACTAGAAATGACTACAAATGTCAGTATAAAACTGCTAATGGTTGGTTTGATCGTAAAGATCCTCAACTACAAACTGAAGTGGAGGCGGCGTAATGATTAAAGATAGAAACACAACCGTTCTTTCAAAAGATTATCAGCCTACTGAAACTTTAAAAAGGTTTATAGAAAGATGTACTGGTGCCAAACTAAGTCCAGTTGCAAGAACAGACAATGCATTTTGGATATCGGGTGACAAAAGAGGCGACTACTACGAACAAAAATATTACAAAATAGTATTTGGTTCAGTCACCCAAGTTTCTTACACACCAAACAGAAGTGAGAAAACAGGTTATGGTTTTGATATTCAAACTGTAGGCGACCTTAATGGTTGGCAGTTAATGGGCGAGTATCGTAAAATGGTTAAAGAAGAAATGGCTAACTATAAAAAGGAGTCTGCGTAATGGAAAAAATTAACATTAAAGAATACGGTGGTGAAGTAAAATTTACTACTGATGTTTGTAGAAATCACGAATGGTCCTCTAAGTTATTAGAAGCAGTTGATTACACAGGTGAGTTTAAAATGCAGTATGAAGTTCCTACTGCTGGTAGTAAAAGAATAGATCTTGTTGCAACTGATACAGATGATAATGTATTGTTTGCTATAGAATGTCAAGATGCTACAGGCTGGCTTGATGATGTACACGCAAGTAAAATTATGCTGTATGGTTTTGATCAAGGCACAGAAGATTGTGTTATTATTTGTGAGGACCTTACAGAAAAGATGAGAGACTTTGTAAAGTATATGAATGCAACATCTAACTTTAAAATTTATATTGTACACCCTGAAATATATAAGCATGGTAATGATATAAGTGTAAATTGGTTTACATCTATGAGACCATATGATACAAAACAAAAAGTTAAGGTATTAAGTAATAGAGAGTCTATGGAAAGTAAAGATTCTAAACTCCAATCACACCAATCTATCCATGATGCATACCCTGGGCAGTTCAATAAAGTTGCACAAGAGTATGTTAGTATGCAAAATGTTGGAAAGTATAAAATGAATGTAGACTTACTAGACTCTAGTGCATCATTTTTGCTAAGAGTAAAAGGCAAAGCAGAGATGACTAAAACAGATAAAAACTGTGAAGAACTTGCATTTATGTTAAATGACAGTGGTCTTATAGACTTTGAATGGAGAAACAATACTTCAGGTGCATTTGTGAGATTTAGCAAAGACGAATTTACATTAGAAAAAGTTGCAGAATTTCATAAAAATACTGTTGACTTCTGCAACAGTCTTGCTATACTATAAGCATGAAAATAAACAACTACATAGAAGATGGATTTAGTAAGGTATGTGATGTAATATTACATCCTGACAGAGATGATCAATGGTACTATGAGAATGTTGATTATAATTTCGTAGGTCCTGATAAAAAGAGTTGGCTATACTTTATTGTTAAAGATAATAACATAGTAAAGTGTGGTGAATCAGGAAATCCTTTACTACTTGAAACTAAAGGTAAAAATCCTAGATGGAAAAAAGGAACTTTTAGTAGACTGGGAAGGTACATAAATGGTTGTACAACTGATACAGTTATTAGAGAGGAACTTTATTCTGCTGTAAAGAAAGGCAAAGTAAGTGTATGGGCAAAACAATTACCTGTTACTACTGTTACAGTAAATGTAATGGGAGAAGAGAAAATTGTAGAAAGATCTATACATAAAGACTTAGAGATGGTATATTTAGACCATTTTGTTACAGAATATGGTAATTTACCGCCATTAAATAAGGGTAGAAAGTAGTAAAAAGATAAATAACTTTGCAAAACAAATAATGCAAGGGCAATAGAATCGTAAGAAACTAAAGTCTACTGTAAAATTTGAATTGCCGTAAGTTGGAAACAGACTTACACAAGGTAAGTAGATCGTAAGAGAAACGAACCGAATGGTAAGAATGAGGAAAACATACGTCGTGCTAAAGAACTAGGTACTTGTATTATAGACTTAGCACAAGGAAGATTAAGTCTTCAAAAGTGCTCGGGCTTTGCAATATAAGTCTTCAAAAGAGCACGGACTTTTTAATCCAAGATTAGAATGATGCTATTAGCATTATTTTTTGGGGCAACCAACAAAGGACTGAGAGTGGTAACACTTAAAGTAACCAAGAAGTTTGCCAAGTGTTGTGAGGAGATACAGATACACACTAACAGAAACGACCTCACTCCGCGATCTTTTTATTCGCCAATAGGGTTTAAAAAGAACTAGTAAAATAAATTAACTTGCTTTTTAAAAGGAGATAATCATGGTAAGCAAACAATTTCGTATCACTTCTGATACACTAAACCCACTATATAGAGCCACAGTCGGATTTGACAGACTATTCAATGAGTTTGAAACTCAAATGAATTCATCTAATAATTCACAAGGCTATCCACCATACAACATCAGTAAAGACGGTGATGATCTGTATTCCATTACATTGGCTATTGCAGGATTTAAAAAGTCCGAAATAGATATCCAGTTGGAAGACGGAAACTTATTAATTACT